AGCCTACTCCAGTACAAAGTCGCCATAAATATAGCGAGTAAAGCTAAAGAGGTTCACATCGCAGGAGATGACGATCAGGCAATTTTCACTTTTGCAGGGGCAGCTATAAACCGTTTTTTAACTTTGAAAGGTGACCGGGTAATTCTTCCTCAAAGCTATCGTATCCCTAAAGCCGTACACAAACTGGCTTTAAACGTAGTGGACAGGATCAAACACAGATACCAGAAGCCTTGGTCCCCTCGTATGGCCCCTGGCATGGTGGAGTACGTTGCGGACGAACAGCAAATTGATTTTTCACGAGAAGGCTCCTGGCTTTGTTTAAGCCGTAGCAGGTTCTTGTTAAACAGACTAAAAGCAGCCGTAAGGCAGCAAGGTCATGCCTACTTGTATAATGGTAAAAACTCGTTGGAAACTGATGAAACAAGGGCAATAAAGAGTTGGGAAATGCTTCGTAAAGGAGAGATGATAACTATTTACGACGCTAAGAACCTTGTCCAATTCTTTGGGTCAAAAGTAGAATTAGCTACTATAAAAGAGAAATATTCAATTACTGATTTTGGATTTCCAGTTAGTGCCAGAGACATTGATTGGATGAGTATGCTCAAGGGGATTGCCCCGGATGAGAGAGAGTATCTGCGCTCGTGTCTACGCAATGGAGAGAATTTTTCAGGTAAGCCCAAGATAACGATCAGCACGATCCACCAGTCCAAGGGAGGCGAAGCAGATTCCGTTGTGCTGTTGACTGATATGGGTAGGCTCAGTTGGGAGAATGCCCACAAGGATGAAGAGAACCGAGTTTGGTATGTAGCTTTGACAAGGGCGAAGGAAAATCTGTTCTTAGTTCGTGCGAGAGGACTCCGGTATTATGAGATATAACCTCATATTAGCAATATTCTTATTTCTATTCTCGTTTACAGTTTTCGCCCAGGAACCAGGGAAGGTACTCACGTTCACCGTCACGAAGCCATGCGCCCCAATCAAGGATATCATGGACAATTTAAACGATAAATGGAAAGAGAAGCCATTCCTGTTCATGCTAGAACCAGTCCTTATCGAGGCGCATAACCAAAGCGTGGTCCAAGAGGTAAGGACCGTGATGTGGTTAAACACAAAAAAGAAAACATACACAATTGTCCAAATCCCGCCTCACTTACCCGCGAATACTTACCTATGTGTAGTTGGCTCGGGGAAGATTAGCCATGTGGAACAGGAAGTGTTGTTTGATCTAATAGAAAATGGACATACAAAAACAGGGTGGTGAATTTTGAAAATAATTTATTAAATTAGATTTTATTTTAAGAAGAAAGGAAAAATATGATTATTTATGGGGCAGGTTTAACAGGGCTTTTAGCCGGAAATATATTCAGATCGTTCAATCCTGATATATGTGAGGATAAAAACGATTTACCGAATAGTCATGGGGCATTACTTAGATTTAGGACTGATAAAGTCGGAACCGCATGTGCGATTCCATTTAAAAAGGTCAGGGTAAATAAAGTAATTAAGTATGATGGCAGGATATTTAGTGAGCCAAACATATTCTTTAGTAATATGTATTCTCAAAAAGTAACTGGCTCTATTATGAACAGATCAATAAACGATCTTTCTCCTTCGGATAGATATATTGCGCCATTTAATCTTGTGAAATCAATGGCCGAAAATTGTAGAATAAAATACTCTAATTCCTTGACCATTGATAAGATCAAAAATTCTTCTGAACCGATTATTTCCACCATACCAATGCCTGATTTAATGAAGATGGTTGGATGGAAAGAGATACCTGAGTTTTATAAGCAAAAAATTTATACTCAAAGGGCAAGAATAGCCGGGATAAAATGCGATATTTACCAGACAATATATTACCCTGATCCTAATGTCCCGCACTACAGGGTATCTGTGATTGGCGATTTGGTTATCTCGGAATCAATTTCAAAGCCTGTGACTAACGCTGGACAAAATATCATTGGTGTTTTGATTAATGATTTTGGGTTTAACCCTAAGAAATTAGTTGACATAGAGGAGTTGTCTCAGGAATACGGTAAGATTTTACCAGTTGATAACAGGTTACGAAAAGAATTTATTTTCCAAATGACCACTAAATATAACATTTATTCCGTTGGAAGATTCGCAACCTGGCGTCAAATTTTAATGGACGACATTGTTAATGATCTACAGGTCATTGAAGAATTTATTAGAGGAGGGACTGATTATACTAGATGGATGTATTCTCAAAAAGGAGAAAAAAATGAAAGTTGAGCTAATCAATTGCACATATGATGCCGTCAACCTACTCCTGCTAACAAAAAACACTCGTCTAATTGATGACGACTATGCTTATGAAAAAATTAGAGGTTGGCCATGGGATGAAAAGCAAAAAGAACTTGAGCATATGCTCAATACGATTCGTTCATCCTGGGAATTCATTGACTACATATTCAGTCTTAGAGGAGTAAGCAGGGCATTTACGCATCAATTAGTTCGCACCAGGAACGCATCATATGCTCAACAGTCTCAAAGAGTCGTGGATATGTCCGGGTTTAATTATTATACCCCACTGAAAATTGAGGAAAATCCAAAGGCAAAAGAAATTTATGATGAATGTATGGAACATATAAATAAATCATATCAATTAATTCGGAATCATGTTCCACCGGAAGATGCCAGAGGATTATTGCCAACAAATATCAATACGAATATTATTGCCAAATTTAATTTGAGAACACTTAGTGAAATGGCGAAATCAAGGCTCAGTCCACGAGCACAGGGCGAATATCAAAAGATATTCAAACTAATGATTGAAGAAGTCATTAAAGTTCATCCTTGGGCAGAACCATTTTTAACACCAAAAGAATGGGCGGCTCCATCAATGGCGACACCTTTAAATAGAGAGGAAACAAATGTCTGATAATAAAAAAACGTATCACAAATGGACTGATGGTGAAGTGCTGGCTGTAAGAGCATTAAAAAATAATCGAAAGATGACAACAAAGCAAATTGCCGAATACACCGGGAAAAGCCCAATTCAAATTAACCATGCGTTACACCGGTACAAATTACAGCCGCATAAACCTGGTTTTTTCGCCAGGGTAAAGCGTTTCATCTTCGGTTAGAAAGGAGAACATATGCCTGTAAATAGCTTAGGTAGAGGAGGGACTATGCCAGAACAATCTTCCTCACTAGGACCGAGAACAGTCATCGTGGATTTCGAGGCAATGGTTCAGGACTATTATTCGGGGGTAAAGCAATTAGATGAAGATTTTGCACCAGCCGGTATTCAGTCCCGATCACCAAGGAAGCCAGCGGAGAACGTATGTGGACTGATTAGAAAACTACACAGTGAGTACGTAATCGTTATTAGTGATCGTGACGAGCAGTATCGGAAAGAATGCCAAACCTGGTTGCAGCTTAACGATATTCACTTCGATGGCCTATTGATGCGTCCTCGCGGTGATTGCTCAGGCAACTCTAATGTTAAGATGAGGCTGTATGACGAGAAATTGAAGAACAAGCCGCCATTTGTATGGTTTGTGATCGAATCTGACTTTAGATGCGTGTCTATGTGGCAATCCGAGGGATTAACTTGTTTATACGCAGGGAGATTATTAAATGATTGAGTTAGTCGGAAATGACATCGAGGTGAATGGGGAGAAGGTAGCTAGGGTATTCGATATCAGGGCTAGTCTAAAAGATGAACTGTATATGGCTATTGAAAGATCCAATGTTAGTGAGGAAGATATCCAAAATAAAATAAAAACTGCCTTTGATAATGGATACAATAAAGGAAGGGAGAATGGCTTTGACGAAGGACACCAGGACGGTTACGCACAAAGGGGTAGAGAGGAAGAAGATTAATGCCGCTGAAATTTTACAAAATATGGCAAATACCTTCAAAGAACGGAATTTAATATACGGTGATAATTATAAAACTGTCGGGAATGTAATGATTGCTCTATTCCCTGACGGTGTTAATTTAAAAACAAAAGATGATTTCAATTTATGGCATTTACTTGAACTGATGATTGTTAAATTGACAAGGTTCGCTAATAGCGAACTAAAACACAAGGATAGTATTCATGATGCCGCAGTTTATGCGGCGATGGTTGAATCTCTAATGAAAGATGAAAATGAGTAATATTTTAATAACTGGGTCAGGAAAAGGGCTTGGATTAGAATTAGTTAAAAAATTATCTTATGGTCATAACGTTTATCAATATGACCATGAAACAGGAAAGGATGTTAGAAAGCCTGATCTGTCTGGAATTAGCGATTTAGATATATTGATAAATAACGCTGGCGTAAATCTAATTAACTGGCTGGAAGACTTTGAAGAGAGCCAATGGGATCAGGTTCTTGATACTAATGCCAAGGGAATTTACCTGATGTCAAAGGCATGTTTGCCTATGCTGATAAAAAGTAAAGGAACCATAATTAATATAGTTAGCAATGCTGCTCATGTGCCAATGACCTGCTCCCTTGCTTATAACGCATCAAAAGGTGCCGCTCATATCATGACCTTACAGTTAGCTAGGGAGCTAACAAAAAAGCATGGGATAACAGTTTTTGGGATCGCTCCTAACAAAATGAAAGGCACGGGAATGAGCGATTCTATAGATGACCAGGTGACTATGACTAGGGGATGGACAAAAGAGGAGGCACAAAAATATCAGTTAAATGGATTATTAGCAGGTGAAGAAACACCTCCAGAGATGGTTGCTTTGTTTATATCTTATTTAATCCAGGACAAAGATCATCACAAATATCTTAGTGGGTGTATTTTACCTTACGGCGCATAATATGAAGTTCAAAATTGAGCAAATAGCAATAAATCCAAAGAACCCGTTACTCGCCAAGAATTTATTAAATGAAATGGGGGCTGGCGATTGGATAGAAGATCATGTTGTTGCCACTGGAGAGATTTTCGGTCTTCCAGGGACAAACGAGGCGAATCTGTCTTTTAATTATAATTTATTAGCCGGGAACGAATTTGAGATTTTGAGTTACACAAAAGGCAATAATTGGATGGATTCTAAGGAACGTGGTCGTAATTCTGTTAGCCACATTGGAACTCATTGTTCTTTAGAGGAGCTAATAGAATGGAAGGATTTTTTTAGTAAAAAAGGGATCTCTATCGCCCAGGAAGTTCTTACTAATTCACATACAAATCAAGCGATAGCAGGGAAAAGATCATATAACTACGTGATATTCGACACTAAACATATACTAGGGGTGGATTTGAAATTTATAGTTAGGATTAATAAATGATTGTTTTTGATCTTGAGACTACAGGGCTACCAAAAGCGGAGGGATCATCTTTGGATGAACAGCCTAGAATCATTGAATTTGGAGGATTGAAATTAGACTCCAGTCTAAAAGAAATATCAAGGTTAGAATTCTTCTGTAATCCAGGGCATGAGCTAAATTCGCACGTTATTAAAATGACTGGAATCTCAGATTATATGCTAGAAGACTCAAAGCCATTTATCGCCTATTACAAGGAATTGTGTGATTGGTTTTTGGGGGAACGTGAAATGGCTGCACACAATTTAACATTTGACAGAAAGATTTTAAGGTTTGAGCTTGAGAGAATAGATAAATTAACAAAATTTCCATGGCCACAAGAGCATATTTGCACTTTAGAAATAGGCCAAAAAGTATGGGGGAAAATGCGCAAGTTAGGCGACATATATAAGGAATTATTTGGGGTTGAAATCGAAGGCGCTCACAGAGCCATGAGTGACGTGGAAGCAACTGTAAAAATCATTGAATGGTATACAAAGGAAGAACATATTTAAGGAGAAAATATGGACACCATGACATTTGTCGCCGTTATCGGAACCGTTTTATCATTTACCCTCGGAAGGTACTTAAAACTAACGAATCTCGGGGCAGCGGTATTAGCGACGCTCTTCCTTGCCTTGTGGTCGTTGTTAATAATTTAAAATGTTTTTAGGCAAATACAAAAACACAGTCGATAATAAGGGGCGTTTAAATCTCCCTAAAGAATTTAGTCAAAAACTAGGGAAACGCCTTATCATCGTGAACTCGATCTTCGGGACTAACAGGTGTTTAGACGCATTCCCGATGGGAGAATGGGCGAGCATAGAAAAGGCCATGAGCCAGAAGCCTAGATTGAATAACCGCTCGAAGTTCCAGATTTACTACCTTAGCGGGGCTTTTGAGTGTGCCATTGATGACGGCAGGGTAACCATCCCTAAGACTTTGCGCGAATACGCCGGGATTGAAAAGAACGTCGTTCTAGGTGCCGCAGGAAGTAAGTTCAGGATCTGGGATCAGAGTGCTTGGATCAAGGTATTTAAGGAGAAGCCATGAACAAAACGATCAACATAGAAGGTGGACACAATGTCCAGATCGAGCAAACAATCGTCGATCCTAAGCCACAGGGACCAACCATCGGTGGCGTTAACCTTGCGACAGGGTATGGGATAGGGGTCGATGTTTTTATAATTTTATTAGTTTTAGGTTTAGGATATGCAAGCAAAAAAGTCATTGATCGGATATTTCGGTAATGCTGAGTTTAAAAACCAGGACAGAATACTCATTCCGTAAAGCATATGGGCCAATAAATAAAGTTATTGAGACGTGTAATGGAGATTCAATAGGAATCGCCGACTCAGGAACTTGGGGGCATGTGGCCTTTAGCTATAAATGTAG